GTACAAGCATACAGAAATGGTGATATGAGATTAGTATATCACGCATGGGCAGCATTACCTGATGAGCAACAAAAGATAGGATTTATTTACGAAGATCTTAATAGTCTTGCACAAGCAGTAGGTGTAGAGTTTCAAGATTTAGACAATCATATTAAAAAGATTACAGATGCTACAATAGACGAAGTAGAGAAGGACGGAGTTCTAGATAAAGCTGCTGGCCCTTCAGCGTCTACTATGGCTGATTATATGAGATCTGAATTACTTGCACGCTATGCAGCTGATACAACCGGTACAGCGTCAGAAAGATATACACGTGCTAAAGAATCTATAGATAAACAACTAGGATATGTTAATGGTACTCTTGTTAACTTTGATAAAGATGGATACCGTGGATCTGGTTTGTTTAAACAGAAACAAGGTAAATCTGGTTCAACTAACAGAATTATATTTACACGATTTGCTGGAGAAAACTTTGGTAATATTACTAGCTTTGAAATAGATGCTACATTAGGTAGTAGTAAAGGGCAAGCTAGAGTTGATGGTTTAATAGACTTAGTAGCAGCAGATATGTCATCAGCTACTCCTACAATTAATAATACACATTTATATAATTTACTTAAAACAGGTAAAACAAATAATCGTTTGTTAAATAAATTGATGGATAAGAGTTCGCTACAAGGTGTTAAAAAAGAAGACTTTGTAAACACACTCAAAAACACAGTAGACGCAGATGCTAGAACAAAGAAAGCAGTCATGCAATGGGGTGGTGACAGGTGGTGTGATGAAATACTTGGACCTACAGCAGCTGGCTTATCAAACAATCAGAAAGCGTTACAAGTATGTGTAAATGCGATTGAAGCACAGTTTGATATGCCTGCATGGGAATTTTTACTTAATGCTAAGAATAGAAAACAGCTACAGAACTAATGGAAGAAGAAACATATGTTCCCGGCCAGATGGTCGAAGAGGAACAAAAAGCCAAATCAGCACAGCCTGTATACCCTCCTCCTTTTGGGTACAATTTTGGTAATAGCTCTGTAGACTTATCTATAGAGGATAATCATACTACCATGAGAGATGAATACGAAGAATGGTGGAATGAAAAAGGAGATGAAAGAGACAGATTACAAGAAAAGTTCAATCAGAAATACTTCGGTATGTCTACGGATGACGTTAGACAAAATCAACGATTAGTAAATACTGACCCGTTTCTTTCAGTAAAAAGAATAGATAATGTATTTCAAGGTTTATCAGCACCCGGTTTAGGATTAGCTGATTTTGTAATGGATGCAGCTGGAACTATTATACCCGGATTTGACAAGATAGATGAAAAGTATGATCAAGCTACAATGCTTGACAACCCTACACATCAAGGTATTCGACGTATATCTTCTATTGTATTACCTTCTATTATAGCTGGTGGTGCGATACAGAAACAGCTTGGTGCTAAGTTAGCTGGTGGTGCATTATTTAGTAAGCCTTGGTTTACAAAGCTATCAGCAAACATGGCTGCACACGGATTAGGAGATGCTGCAATATTAGGTCTAAGTGATGTCGGTGAAGACGATACTTTGACTGATACATTAGTCCAGTTCTTTCCTGATACATTTGGACCAAAGGGTAAGCTACCTTTACCACAGTTATTTCAGACTACTACGAGTGATAGCCCCGGTGTAAGAAAAGGTAAGAACATGTTAGAGTCTGCACCATTTAGTATATTTGGTAGCATACTTGGAGCTTTTCTTGACATTAAAGGTGGTCACAAAACCATGGATTGGATGGAGCCACTAGATGAAAAAGCACAAGCTTACAAACAGATGAATATAAGCTTGGGTGGTGATCCTGATAAACTTATACGTATTGCTGAGATTGACGAGCTACTATCATTAGGTAGTGAGAATATAAGCCGAGGTATGGAAAGACAACTTATCAATGAAAAAATAGCGTTAGAGGAATCTTTAGCTAACATTGATAATATGGATGATTACTACCGTAGGTACGAGTACTTAGAAGATGTAGAAAAACAGGCAGCTATTGAAAGAAAAACTGCTAATAACTTTGAACAGTTAGAACTTAACATTAACGGATTAGATCCTGATTTAAATGCTGAAGTACTTGATGATGCAGCAAAAGCAAAGCAAAGTGTACCTCCCGGTAATGTAGCACGTAACATAGCAGATACAACAGCAATTAAAGCTGGTACATCTAAAGGAGACCCAGCACCTATTATCACAGATTCTATGAGACGTAAAGGTCTTATGGTAGGATCTACAAGTCGTGATGCTGTGATGGGTGTAGCTGAAGAAGCTAGAGACGTAGGTAGATTTAATGCTGTTGTAGATGGCGTAAGATTTAGTGCTAAAGAAATGAACGCAGCTGCATGGGGTATCTACAATGATATTATAGATCCTAACTCATCACTCAAAGACGTTCAAGAACTGTTTATGCAGAATAGAGATGTCAGAAATATGATGATGGGTAAGTTTAAAGTAGAAGTTATAAACGAAGATCAGGCAAGAGCAGCAGCATTCGCTATGCGTGATCTTGTTGATAGATTCTTAGGTAGAGAAGTTACAGCGTCTTCTGCTAGAGCTATGGATACTCTAGGTAGAGAAGCTGCTACTATTGCTCAATCTATAACTGAAATGGCTCCATTCATAGATGATAACCGTGCTATGGATGTGATACTTGACAAGCTAGAATTTTTAATGGATGAGTATGCTCTGAATAAATATCTAGCTGGTTGGTCACTACGTAATAAAAACTGGTTCGATCAACTACCTCCCGGTGATGTAAACAAAGCTGTAGATACTTTATTAGATGAGTTTCAGACAGCAGAAAACTCTATACACGCTAAGAATAAAAGATTTACTAAGGAGCTAAAACAACTACGTAAAACTAATCCTGATGCCTTACGTCCATTGATTGACGCATATGCACACACAAATGGAGACGTAGACAGTCTAGCTAAACTATACAAATGGGCAGCTGAACAGATTACACCACTTGGATTACTCAAGAGTCCTGACCCTAAAAACATGAACTTGTTTGCTAAGGGTGCATGGGGTGTAAGATATAATAATATGTTATCTGGTATATCAGCATTTAGAGCTGGTATAGGTAACGGCTCACAGCTTATACTTAGACCGATTACAGCTGTACTAGGTCATGCTGTTCAAGGTGATATGGATAATATACTTAAAACTATTTATTACAATGGTGCTGTATGGGAAACTAACAGACGTGCATTAACTGACGCATTTAACATGATGAAGAAAGTTAATCAAGATCCTACTGCTATGTTAAGTGCATTCCGTAAAGATTATGTATTTAAGACAGACAAGGCTTGGGACATTATGGAAGATGTTGCAAAGCTATATGAGAAAGATGGTAACTGGGGTAGAGCCTATCAGCTCAAGACAGCTGCTGCATTAACTCAGATGTCTAAGATGAAGGGTCTACGTTATGGTATGACAGCCATGGTATTTCCTGACGTATTTACTAATACACACAACGCACATTATTACTCACGTGTTAAAGCGTATGAAGATGTGTTTAGTGAGTTTGGTTATGCAGACTGGCAAAAAATCTTTGAAGCTGAGAATAGACATTACAAAAACTTCTTTGATGAGAATGGACTGGTTAAAGATCAAGTATTACGATCATTCTCAGGTGAGATACAACTTAACCTAGATGATGGTGTAGCTAGCTATCTTACAGAAGCTACTACAGCTTATCCTATACTTAAAGAGTTACTAGCGTTTCCACGTACTGCATCTAACTTTGTAAAAGCTGCATTATCTTGGACACCTATTAGCTTAATACCGGGTATGAATAAGTATGCTAAAACTATATATGCTAGATCAGCAGACGATATAGCAGCAGCACTTATGGAGCATGGTATTGATGCAAGTAAAGAACCATTTGCAGATGCTATCTTTAAACAGATACAAGCTGAGTATGTAGGCAGACAAGCTTTTAGTAGCTTGCTCGTAACTACTTTATGGGGTTATGCAATGGGTGGTAACATTCGTGGTAATGGTCACTACAACGCATCTAAGCGTAACAAAGAAAGAGACGAAATGGGTTATGTACCTAAGACCATACGTATCGGTAACAACTGGTATAGTTTTAAGGGTCTGATTGGTATAGAACATATACTTACATTAATGGGAGATCTTGCATACTACGCATCTGACATGGATGAGCATATGCTAGAAAACTTTATGTCTAAAGCTACATGGACTATCGGTGCTACATTCTTAAACGAATCACCGTTGACTATGATAGAACCTTTGTTTGACGCATTGAATGGTAATGAACGTGCATGGGCACAGCTAGGAGCTGGTCAGGTATCTTGGATACCAGCTAGTGGATCTTTAGGTGTAGTTGCTAAAGCTATCGATTCTGCACAGAAAGACTTAGCCGGTGAAGTACAGTCATTCGTAGCTAACAGGCTACCCGGATTTAGAAATCAACTACCAAATCAAATAGATATATGGACTGGTAATGCACTTAATGATATTGACAATCCAATACTACGTGCACTGAATGCTCTAAGTCCTGTTAAGGTAAGTGGTACAAATGAGCCATGGCGTGTATTCTTACGTGACATACGTTATGATGGTCTCAGCATGCTGAAGATGGATAGCACTGGATCATACGAATGGAAACCAGAAGATAGAGAACAGATAAATAAATACATAGGTGAGCAACAGTTGTTTAAACAAGTTGAACGCTTAATGAAAAATAAAAGGTATAAAAAAGAGATTGATGCTTTACGCCAGTTTAGAAGATCTAGTTTTAGAAGAGCTGACCAAAGAATCAAACTTAAAACTGAATTACTACCTATACACCAAGAGCTAAACATGATAATACGTGAAGCTCAAAAACTTGCTGAGGCTAGATACCTTAGTGAGAATCCTAATATTGAACAATCTATTATCAACGCTCAACTCGCAAGAGAAGAGATGAAAGTAGGTAATGTAAATGAAGCCGCCAACATACAAGAAAAGGATTTAGAAACACGACAATTAATTAATTACGGTAACTAACATGAGTGCTGTTACAGAAAACAACTATACTGGTAATAATAGTACAACAACGTACTCTTTCACATTCCCATATCTTAAGACCTCAGACATTAAAGCAAGTCTAGATGGTGTGGCTACTACGGCATTCACCCTGCCAACTGCAACCACGTTACAATTTAATACTGCTCCTACTACAGGAGCCCTAATCAAAATATTTAGAGAAACCACAGTTGATGAATTAACAGCAACTTTTTATGCTGGTTCGGCAATCAAATCAGAAGATCTAAACGATAACTTTACACAGAACTTATACGTTACACAAGAGGTAAACCAGAGGTATCTTCCAACTACTGGAGGTACTTTTACTGGTAATATAAATCTTGGAAACAATAGAATTACTGATGTAGGTAATCCAGTCAACGCTAACGATGCAGTTAACAAAGCTACATTAGATTCTACTATTGAAACAGATGTATTAGCTGGTACTGATTTATCAAAAACTGCAAGTGGTGGTCAGGTAACTATTAATCATGACGTTGCTGGTGCAAACTCAACAATCAATAACAGCAATGGTAACGTCATCCAAGATCTAACTATCTCAGCTCAAGGTCACGTTACGTCAGCTGGCTCTGTTGACTTAGATGGTAGATACTATACAGAAACTGAGCTAGATGCTGGTGCTCTTGACTCACTATACTTTAGACAAGACAGCAGTGAAACTATAACAAGTGGAGTCCCATGGTCTGCCGGTGATACTCATGTAGCTACTACAGCTGCTATTGATGCACGTATCATTGACTTAGTTGATGAAGTTGGTGGTTTTGATATCGTCAACGATGAGCAAAGTTTTCCTGATACAAACCCCGGTGGAACTACAGGACAAGCAGCTGTTATAAGTGTTAAAGAAGATAGTCAAA